TCTATACCGCTAGAACCTGAAGTCCCTGATGAACCACTTGTTCCATCAATACCACTTGAACCTGATGTTCCCGAAGAACCACTTGTTCCGCTTGATCCTGAAGTTCCCGAAGAACCTGATGTTCCACTTGATCCTGATGTTCCTGAAGTTCCTGATGAACCACTTGTTCCGCTAGTTCCTGAACTTCCACTTGTACCATCCGTACCACTTGAACCTGATGTTCCTGAAGAACCACTTGTACCATCTATACCACTTGATCCTGATGTTCCACTTGAACCTGATGTACCTGAACTTCCTGATGTTCCTGAAGTTCCTGATGAACCACTTGTTCCGCTAGTTCCTGAACTTCCACTTGTACCATCTATACCACTTGATCCTGAAGTTCCCGAAGAACCACTTGTACCATCTATTCCTGAACTACCACTAGTTCCTGAAGAACCACTTGTACCATCCGTACCACTTGAACCTGATGTTCCACTTGAACCTGATGTTCCACTTGAACCAGATGTTCCCGAAGAACCACTTGTTCCGCTTGATCCTGAAGTTCCCGAAGAACCACTTGTACCATCCGTACCACTTGAACCTGATGTTCCTGAAGAACCACTTGTACCATCTATACCACTTGATCCTGATGTTCCACTTGAACCTGATGTACCTGAACTTCCTGATGTTCCTGAGCTACCACTAGTTCCTGATGTACCACTTGAGCCTGATGTTCCAGAAGAACCACTTGTACCATCTATACCTGAGCTACCACTAGTTCCTGATGAACCACTTGTACCATCTATTCCACTTGAACCGCTAGTACCTGAAGAACCACTTGTTCCGTCAGTTCCTGAGCTACCACTAGTTCCCGAAGAACCACTAGTGCCACTTGTTCCGCTAGTACCACTTGATCCTGATGTTCCACTTGAACCGCTTGTACCATCTGTGCCTGAACTTCCTGATGTACCATCTGTACCACTTGAACCTGAAGTTCCTGAAGAACCACTTGTTCCATCTATTCCACTTGAACCTGACGTGCCTGAACTTCCGCTAGTACCTGAAGAACCGCTAGTTCCGTCTGTTCCTGAGCTACCACTAGTCCCTGAAGAACCACTTGTACCATCCGTACCACTTGAACCTGAAGTGCCATCGGTTCCTGAACTTCCTGATGTACCATCCGTACCACTTGAACCTGATGTTCCCGAACTACCTGATGTACCATCTATACCTGAACTACCGCTAGTTCCTGAAGAACCACTTGTACCATCTGTTCCTGAAGAACCGCTTGTACCATCTATACCTGAACTACCACTAGTTCCTGAAGAACCACTTGTGCCGTCTGTTCCTGAACTTCCTGATGTTCCATCTGTTCCTGAAGAACCACTTGTTCCTGAAGAACCTGAAGTTCCGCTAGTACCTGATGTTCCTGAAGAACCACTTGTACCATCTATTCCACTTGAACCACTTGTACCATCTATTCCACTTGAACCTGATGTTCCGTTTATACCTGAACTACCGCTAGTTCCTGAAGAACCACTAGTTCCACTTGTTCCTGAAGTACCACTTGAACCTGATGTTCCGTTTATACCTGAACTACCACTAGTTCCACTTGAACCTGAAGTACCATCTATTCCACTTGAACCGCTAGTTCCTGAAGAACCACTAGTTCCTGAGGAACCTGAAGTACCACTTGTTCCTGATGTTCCGTCTGAACCTGAAGTACCACTTGTTCCTGATGTTCCATCTATACCTGAGCTACCACTAGTTCCTGAAGTACCTGAAGTACCTGAAGTACCAACACTACCAATAACTGAAGCAAGTTGAGCTAAACTAGCCTTATAAGATGATCCGGCAGGATTTTGAGATGTGTCACCTGTAATGACAATATGTACTATATCATTTACAGATATAGTTGGTGCTAATACTCTATCCGTCAGTCTTTGATAATTTGGCATCCTCTTTTACTTATAAATATTAAAAATTTTATTATTGGTCCTCAAAAATATAAATATTTCCATCCATGAATAAGAATACCTCCGCTGATTGGAATATTTTACCCTTGGCATCCCCACAATATATGATTCCAAATTCTTCACAACCATTTGCATCAATTATTTTAAGACCAATTGCAGGAACATTATTAAATTGAGATGGTACGTTTAATGTTATTGATGGTGGAATCGGAGTGTTTATTGTTGCCAAAATTGCACATTGATTACCATAGACATCGCAGACATATAAAACGTAGGGTGCGGTAGCACCTGTTATTCCATCAATTTGTAATATTAACATATACCATAAATAGTTTGATAATAAAAAAACAAACTACGGTAGTATTGGACAATATCCATTTGTTACCGTTAATGTTGGTGTCCTTGTTGGTTTAGGCGTTCTACTTGGTGATGGACAACCACACGGATTTGTACACGTAGGGTGAGGTGTGGGAGTTAGTGTTTGAGTCATTGTTTGTGTTACCGTAATTGTTGGTGTTGGTATACAAACATATTTAGTTTCAGTCGGAGTAACCGTTTGAGTTGGTGTTGGCGTAGGTGTTTTTGTTAATGTTGGTGTAGGTGTTGGTGTAGGAGTTGGTCTAACAACATTTAATATATTAGGGCAATCACTATCAAGACATTGATCGTTTAATACTAATATAGTATAAGTACCATATATTTCTCTTGGTGGTGTTAACAACGAAGGGTTAAACGTACAAGGTAAAGTTACATCACCTAAATTAATTACAATATTATCATTGTCAGGTTTAAATATTATATTTGCAACCTCACCATCGTAATTAACACTTTGTATTATTATAGTTTGACTCATCCTTGTTTACCTATAAATACAATCTGAAATTATTTTATAAAAAATAATTCGGATCAACAACATGACCACTAGGGTACAATGAATTAACCTCATAAACTAATGTACCAGTAGGGTTAAGATATCTTAATTCATAGTATGTTGGGTTAGTTATATCAGTCAAAACTATAAAGTACTGATAGAATGTATTTGTAAAATATTGTGATTCATTTCCAGTTAATATATCAATTTGATTTTCAAACGTCATCCAACTAAAATTACAAGTTGTTGCGGATAAACTTGGTATAAATGTTAATGGACTACCGGAATATGGTAATGTTCTTGTTGAATAATAAGGAATACTTAATCTAGAATCTCCCAAATACGATACCGGTGTTGGTGAATTAATTTCCATTTTATATCTACCGTTAAATGGGTTTTCATATCTTAATGCAATATTTGACGTTTGGTTAATGTTAGGATAATTAATTGTTGAGTTAATTGTTGAAGTAATGTCTTCCGCAACAAAATAACAATCATCACAAGTACTTTGTGGATATTGATTTGTTATGGTCGCTAAATTTATTGTTAAAATATATGAACCAGGACCACCACTTGGTGTTACAGTTGAACTTGGATGTATATCATACACAAAGGTGTTATATTGACCATCACCGCAAGTACTATTAACCGATAAAGGTTCAATATTTTTAAAAGTAATATATTGATAATAATCAATATTAGTTGGAGATGGGGGTGTTGGGGTCCATCCATTTAATAAATTAAATTGTGTTTGATATGAGTTATAAAACGCATCTCTATCCGTAATAGATGAACAAGTTATTGTTATTACGGAACCAACTTTTACCACATTTATTGTTTGTCCAATAGTTGTTTGACAAACATCATCTTCTATAACACCTGTAAAATCACATCCTTGATTAAATGATACGTTAGCAGACATTGTCCCACCATTTAATCCCTGATAAAGAGATTGAGGAGTTTGAGTGTAGAATGTTGTATCTAAAGAAGGGTTTGATAATGAGTGCATATATTTGAAGATATCCTCATTTGTTAATCCAGATTGTGGACACCCTATAATGTTAGCACTAAACGATAATATATCACAAGGAGATATTAATGAGTTTGTAATTGTAGTTTCGTCAATTTTAAATAATGGGTTTGTTTCTAAACAACTATCACAACTAAAACTTTCTAAACAAGTGAAATATAAATCCCAACTTGTTTGAATAATATTGGAGTTTGGTATCAATTCCAAAATTAAATAATCACCATTGTTAATTATAAAATTAGTTAAGTTAATTGGTTTACTATAGTAGGAATTTGAATTATTTGTGGCAATTCGTTTAGGATTTGTGGAAACTCTATAGTCTGTTCCACCATTAACAGATTGACCAATTTCTAAATATTCAACAACAATTGGATCACTATAATTAGTACCATCTTGGTTTATAAATGTTATTTTTAATGTGTCAGATACTGTATCCCCCTTAATTGAATATGCAAAATACGGTTGTGTTGGATCCAATTCAAACGTTGTTGATAATGAACCTGGAAGTACTTGAGATCCTGGTGTTGTTGTGTAAGTTTTTCTACATTTATAATTACCAACTTCTGTGCAGTTCTCACAACTATAAGATAATACCGTAATATTAATATCACTTAAACAATCTAAATTTGCTTGTGTTGTTCCTTCCGCACCTGTTGATGTATATGTTACTCCGTCAATTACTATTGATTGTAAAACAGGTGTATATTGTCCCGCAGGTATTGGAGGCGCAAAATTTGATGTTAATGGGTGAGTCACAGTATAAACTGTAAATCCTGGTATTAACGGTCCATATCCACTAACTAATTGTATGTTTCCTAATGAATCGTACCAATAAATAACATACGATGTTATTGAACCACACCCACCTGTTAAACTACCAACAACTAATTGCCCAATAGTATTTGAACTATATGTGTCAAATCCTAAACTACATGGTGGTGAACATAAATTTTCACTGTATACCGATGTTGAGGTTGGAGTTGGTGTTGGAGTTATTGTTAGTGTTGGAGTTATTGTTAGTGTTGGTGTTGGTATTATAGTTGTAGTAGTTGTTATTAATGGATGAGTTGTAGTTGTTGTTTCAATTTCATATGTGAAATCATTTACATCACAAACAAATACATCACAATCAGGACAATCGTAATCAAACATATCAAAAGTACCTTTCAATACGTTAAAGTTATGTTTAACCTCAGCCGATGATAATGGTGTCACATACATTCTAAATTGAGATATACCTCCTTCAAATGTTCCACCAAAATTTTGTTCCAATAAAATATTTGTTTTCATTCCCGCAAATGTTGTTCCACTAAGAATATTCACAGGGAATAATTCAGGATCCTGAATATAATTGTTATAAGGATAAGTTGTTGATGAGAAAGTTAAGTTCTCATGTAGTCCTTGAGTACCCCCACCCCACGAAATGTTGAATGGAACCCCAAGTTGTCTTTCTTTATCTGTATTAAGTGCTCTTGGAATAATTTCTTCAAAGTCTTCAATAGTGTAAAATGGTTTACCATTAACATAGATTCTTAATCTACCCATTCTATATTTTTTATCATCCAACCATTTTTGATTTAGATTAACAAGTTCAACCATTTCAGGTTCCTTTTTACCATTAGTAATTGGAACGGTAATTAATTTTGTTGTGTCATTTGCAAGTGAATCAAGATATTCACGTTTTGTGATATCATCTAACCCACCTCTATATTTTAAATCACAAGTATCTAAATATGTATACCTACTCCATACAACATTAATATTAACCCATTTCTCTACATCAAAGAATGGGGCACATTTGTCAACACAATAATCGTATATACCATTTGGTGAACAATATTCGGATATAGTATAACCCGTTACATAAGTTTGACCGGTAATACAAGTTCCTGATGTTTGGCAATCACCTGTAATTTTTAATACTTTAACACCAATCTTTGGATTTTTTGGATCACCACATAATTTTAATGAGAACGCATTTGATAAAGAATCAAATAAAGGATCTTTTTCACAAGTATCTTCTATTGAAGTATATCCTGTTGTTGAACAATCAAGACAATCATAACAAGTCTCACAACCCGCACAACTTGGTGTACACACAGGTGGTAATAAACAATTCTCAACAGTTAGTGTTGGAGTAAATGATGGTGTTGGTGTAGGTGTGCAATAACAACCCTGTTCTACCGTTGGTGTTGGAGTTGGTGTTGGTGTAACAAAAATTGTAGGACAAATATGTGTCTGACATTCCCAACCACAAGTGTCACATCGTTCTTCACCACAATTACAACCACAAGTTAATTTTTTATCTTTATCTCCACCACATAAATTACAACCATAATTTAAATGGTTATCGTGTTTATTATCAACGGATCTTGGTGGGTAAACGTAAATACATCTACTATTATTAGTGTAAGTGTTACAACACGCACAAGTTTCAACTTTTGTTAAACCAGATGTGACTCTTGTGTATCCTGTAAAACAATTTGGTGAACCATCTGCGTGGTGATAAAATTTATTTTCAGCTCTTGTACCAAAATAAAAAAATGTGTTTTTATTATCGGGATATATTTCATTTAATGTTGTCTCATCAGGATCAGGAAAATATTGATCAATCAATCTAGGTTTAATTACCATTTCAACTGACCAACCTTTATTCATTCTCTCAGGGAAAATGTCATAATCATACCCAAATAGTTTGTAGAATCCTTGATAAAAACCACCATATAATTCGTGATATTTACCAAAAGTTGGGTCTGTCTTACTAACAACCTCATATAAAGTTGTTTTTGGTATTCCCGAAAACCTATGATTAGTTTCAGTATAACCGGTAACTTGAAACATTTTTAATCTTCTATCAAAATGTAATCTATCAAATTTTAAACTATCATCATATAAACCATTTGTAAAATAAATTGTTTCTCCTGACATTTTTGTTACCAACCCATTATCAATACCAGTTAAACCAATATCACAAGCCGTTGATGATGAAAAACAAGTTAAATCTAAATTTTTTGGGTTATAGTAGTTTTGTGATACAAAAACATTATTGGTGTTATAATTTTTATAGGTTAGCGTTAAATCTTGTGCGCTTAATGGGTCACTAATATTAAAATTAATTGGTAAACGATCACCATATGTTTGGGCAATTAAAAACGGAGAAAAAATAACTTCTTGATTATAATCTTTTTCATCAGAAGTCAACGACATATCCATACTATCGGACTCAAGATTTATCCTGTACTTCTTATAAACATATTGATTAATATTTTGTTCCGCCATTCTTTTTATTAATAAATACCATAAATGAAAGTATTTATATTAAAAAAAGTTTTTATGATTAACTTTAATACAGAATATTTTAAAAAACCATATTATTTCTTTCTGAAAGACAAAGGAGATAAAATGTCATTGTATTACTCAGTTTCAGAAAATTTAAATGAGGCTAAACAAATAGATAGTAGAATGGATTTTGATAAATCAGAAGAAAAAAATATTAAAACTTTTATTAGTGTAATACTATCTGAAGGTAAAAAAATGAGTACTGGTGAAATTACAGGTCGTTTAAAGAAATATAAAGATGGTATTACTAAAGAATTTAAAGAAACAAAATTATTAATTAAAATTATTTTGTCTTCAGCAAAAAATTATATAAAAGATAAAGATTTTGAATTATCAAAAGAAGAAAAAGATTTTATTAAAGACCAATCTGGTGATATTGCTAAGTTAATTCCATTAATTGTTTTACAACTATTACCGGGATCAACATTGGCAACACCATTTATAATTGAGTTTGGGAAAAAATTAGGAATTAAAATGAATAGTAAAATTCCTGAAAAATATAAAGAAAAAGAAATTGAGGGTGAGGGTGAGTTAGCAGAATTTGTTGATGCCGATGGTACATTATTAGGATCAAATATTCCAATGTTAGACCAACAAATGCATCCACACAAAACATTAGATCAAACGATTAAAATGGCAAGAGCAAATCAATGGCCTTATTTTAAACGTTATTATGGTGAATCTATAGAAAATAATATTAAAAATTTACTTGATGAGGTTGATCAATCTGAATCATTTGGATTTGAAGAAACTGAAGATGTTTCAACTTACGATGAGGCAGATGAAATTTTCAAAGATGAGTTAGGTGTTGAGGATGATATGGAACGTGAAGAAAGAGTTAAACGTTTAGGTTTTGATAGAAACTTAGATAAACAACTTAAGAACGAAAAGAAAAAAGGAATGTGTAGAAATTGTTTTACTAAAAGACGATTGTCTGAATTAGAAAAACAAAAAATGACAGATCTTATTGATGAAATATTAGTAAAGAAAAAGAAAAAAACTAACGATGTAGTACCTAAAGATGACTCTGAAGATTCTCCCGTTAGTAAAATATTAATAAGAAATATTGAATCTATTAAAAAAATTGCAGACAAAGAAGGTATTAGTATTAATAAATTAATCAAACATTTAAAAGAAGGTGAATAAAAATTTATATGGTAAATTGATTTCATTACCGAAAGAAATTACCGAATACTTAGGTAAGTGTTTTGATTATATACCAAATTCAGATCCATCAATTGAAGGTCATAAACGTAATATTGATTTACGAGATAAAGGTCATGTTTCTTACCAACAATTAGGTAGAATGAAAAATTGGTTTGATAATTATGATGGTGATGGTACTGACGCACCTTTTATATTAAATGGTGGTGAATACGTAAAAAATTGGACTAATGACACAATCACTCAATTAAGAAAGGGTGATGAGCAAAATACTGAGGTACATAGAGATTATATGCCATCTGACGTTAATCAAGATTTAGTTGATGATATGGGTTGGTTGGCAGATATGAATAGACCATCAAAAGAACATAGTTCTACTAATGATGATATAAAAATAACAGAAGCCCTAAAAAGGATAAACGACATAATGAAAAAAATAATTTAATATGGCAACAAGTGAAAGATTAGATTTTAGTCAACCTAATAATGAATTAGGACAAATCGCTGAACAACAAAGACAAAAGTTAATCCCAAAAAACGATTACAAGTCGGTTAACCCTTATTCCTCAACTAACAAAGATGCAATATCTGATGGTGATGAATTTGGTAAAGGTACAGGAGTATTTTTGGATACCGCCAATGGTGGTTCATCTGTGGATACAATTGAACGTATTAGTGAGATAAAAATTAATGAATATCAAAAAAACAAACCTTACACAACTCCGTCAGCATAATGAAACTTTACAATACATTAAAAGGTCTTATTGTTGAAGTAGCATCAATTGAATCAGTAGTTGATGCTATTAAGAAAAAAAGACGCGTTGTGATTTATTATAATGGTCGTGAGCCGGGAGGTAATGGTTTAAGAACGATTGAACCTGTATGTTTTGGTTATAGTAAAAGTGGAAATCCTGTATTACGAGCTTGGGACATGGAAGGTGCTTCCCACAGAGCGTACTTAGGTGAAAAACCTTTACCAAGTTGGAGAATGTTTAGATTAGACAAAGTTCAATTTATCAGACCAACGGCAGAAACATTTAATGAACCAAGACCAAACTATAATCCTAACGGAGATAAAAGTATGACTAAAGTTATTATTAACGCAGTCTTTGATAACACTGAAGAAAATTTAGCATAACTATGAATTCAGAACAAGATTTAATACAAAAATTAATGATCTCAAAAAAGATCATGGAAAAACACAATGACATGGGTAGAAATGGTATTCAGTCATCAGGGGGATCATCATCACCAATGGTAGAAGATTACCAACCTATTCAAGCAACTTACAATTTACCACAAGAATTTTTATCGGAACAAGAAGTTGCAAAACCAATTAATAATGGACCAATGACAACTGATAGAATTTTAGGTTCTAAATTACCTGATGAAATTAAAAAATTAATGATGGAACATCCAATACAACAACCTACAATGGGTGCTGGTAGTGGAACATTATCAAATGAGTTGGTTGAAAAGGCAAGTAGGTTAATGAATATAAATGCAAAAGGAGAATTGTTAGAGAACAAACAACCACAAAGACAACAACAACCACAACAATCTAATGTTGGTGTAGATGCAAATGTGATAAGAGACATTGTTAGAGAAACAGTACAAGATGTTCTTAGAGAAAATGGGTTATTAACTGAATCTGAAACTAAGAGTAATGAAGTTTTTAAATTTAGAGTTGGTCAACATATTTTTGAAGGTAAGTTAATTAGAGTCAAAAAAATAGCAAAATAATTTAATTTAAAATAAAAAAGGAAACCTCAATCAATGATTGGGGTTTTTTGTTTTTATGGGTTGATATTTCTATAGAATTAGATTATATTTCTATTATTATTATAACTATGGAAAAAATTAATGTATTAGTATTGCCCTCAGACACATCAGGTGTTGGGAAATTTAGATCGGTAGATCCACACGTAAAATTACAAAATATATATCCTAACGACTTTCACGTTGATATTGATTACACACCTAAAATTCAAGATGACAACTATTGGAAAAAATATCAAATAGTTCATTTCCACCGTAGTATTGGACAAGACTATGACTCATGTCCTGCTTTGATTGAGAAATTAAAAGGTATGGGAATTGTTGTTGTTGGTGACATTGATGACTATTGGTTACCAACAAAGGAACATCCTATTCATCAATTAATTATGCAAAATAAATTACATGAGAAAATCATTAAAAATTTAAAAGTTTGTTCGTATGTTATTACAACAACAGAAATTTTTGCAGATGAGATTCGTAAATTTAATAAGAATGTTGTTGTATTCCCAAATGCTATTGACCCAAATGAATCACAATTTAAAGAACCAACATTATCATCAGATAAAATCAGAATTGGTTGGTTAGGAGGTTCTTCACATTTACACGATTTAAAGTTAATGGATGGTACAATTTCTAAATTATCACCATTACAAGATAAATTACAATATTTTGTTTGTGGTTTTGACATTCGTGGAACTGTTACCGAATTAAATAAACAAACGGGAGAAAAAACCCAAAGACCAATAAAACCTGAAGAAACAGTTTGGATTAAATATGAGAAAATTTTTACAAACGATTATAAAATTATAACACCAAAGTATAAAGAATTCTTAGATAAATTTGAAGATGGTACATACAATGGTTGGGAAAATGAAAATTATGTTAGAGTATGGACAAAACCTGTTACATCTTACGCTAAAAATTATTCTAAATTTGATATATCGTTAGCGCCAATTCAAAATCATATTTTTAATAGAATGAAATCTCAATTAAAAGTTATTGAGGCGGGATTTTATAAGAAAGCATTAATTGCGTCAAATGTTGGTCCATATACTATTGATTTGAAACACGCTTTACATCAAGGTCAATTTACCGATGGTAATGCTTTATTAGTTAATGAAAATAATAATCATAGTGATTGGGCAAAAAATATTAAAAAATTGGTTGACAACCCAAGTATGATTGTTGATCTTGGTGAAAGATTATACGAAACGGTAAAAGACAAATATGACCTTAACCAAGTCACTAAAACAAGATCAGAATTTTATAAATCTTTAATTAAATAACATGAACAATAAAAAAGGAATAATAGGTTTTACGGCAGGTAACTTTGATTTGTTACATCCAGGTTACATATACACATTTGAAACCGCAAAAGAAAATTGTGATTATTTTATGGTATTCTTACAAAGAGATCCATCTGAAACAAGATTCACTAAATATAAACCAGTTATACCTTTGTATGAAAGGTATAAAACTTTGATGTCAATAAAATACGTTGATGAGGTTGTAACATATCAAACCGAAGAAGATCTTATTAAGTTAATTGAATTTTACAAACCTGATGTAAGAATTTTAGGTGATGATTACATAGGTAAACGATTTACGGGTGATCACCTACCTATTGAGGTTATTTACACAACTAGGTCACATAATTGGTCAACAACCAAAATAAAAGACCTTATTACAATACAAACTTTAAAACAAAATCCAGATTTAATAAAAAATTTAGAATCAAATGATTAATATTCCAATTACAAAAATTTTATTCCTTGACATTGAAACTGTGGGAATAACAAAAGATTATCAAACTTGTGTAAAAGAATACCCAAGAGTTGCCGAACAATTTGTGAAATATATTGATTGGTTTCACAAAAGATTTCCTGAGGACTCACAATCATCTTTGGATGAAATTTTCACAAGAAGAACCGCATTAGTTCCTGAGTTTGCAAAAATAGTTTGTGTTAGTGTTGCATTTGTTATGGATAACAATGAAGTTAAAAAACAAACATTCTCAAGTGATAATGAGGGTGAACTATTAAAAGATTTACAAACGTTATTAAATCGTTGTGGTAAATTGGATTTTTACTTATGTGGTCACAATTTAAAAAACTTTGACATTCCAATGATTGCAAAAAGAATGATCATCAATGGATTAAAACCATCTTCAATTCTACCATCCTATGACACAAAACCTTGGGAAGTTAAAGCAATTGACACAAAGGATGTGTGGCAATACGGAGCATACACCGCAATTGGGTCATTAGATTTAATGTGTTCTTGTTTAGATATACCAACACCAAAAGGTGGTGACGTAACTGGTGACAAAGTTCATGATTGTTATTGGAACAAAGGTATGTTAAAAGAAATTGGAGAGTACTGTGAGAGAGATGTTGAGGTACTAATTGATGCAATTATTAAATTAAAAGAATTAAAATAATGGATGACGTTACAAAATTAATAAAACAATTAGAAGAATTAGATTCAATGTTTGGTGAAGACATGAATGAAATGAACTATGATGAAATTATAGATAAACATGGGTTGGATCTTTTTGAACTTGAAAAAGAAATGGAATCTTATCAACCAACAATGAAATTAGAGTTTTCATCAAAAAAATACGATCCTAATTTTGCATATCCAACTGATTCAGGTATGGATTTATATTCAATGGAATCATTAACTATTGAACCATTTGGTAGAATATTAATACCAACGGGAGTTAATTTTGATGTTCCCGAAAATTATGAAATTCAGATTAGATCAAAAAGTGGGTTAGCAATTAATCAAGGTCTAATGGTATTGAACTCACCAGGAACCGTAGATCAAGGATACACAGGTGAAATTAAAGTTATATTATTCAACACAACAAATAGTCCTGTTGAGATTAAAGAAGGTCAAAAAATTGCTCAAGCGGTTGTGTGTCCTGTGGTATGTGGAAAATGGTTGGATTTAATAAAAGTTAACACAATAAAGAATAAAGACAGATCTGATAATGGATTTGGTAGTACTGGATTATAAACGAATATGAAAAAAGTAGACGTATTAATACCAATTTATGGGAAACCTTGGCAAACTTTATGTACATTAAAAAGTTTAATGAGTCATTCGGGAGAACACATTGATAAAATATTTTTCATAAAAGAACCAACACATCCTTTTAATGATAATGTTGATTGGGTTACGGATTATTTTGATAATTTATTAATTTACGAAAGAGAAACTTCTTTTATATATAAATTAAAAGATATACATAACCAAAACGATAGACTTAAACTTTTTGCTCAATATGGTTTTGAGCATAGTGATAAAGAATTTATTTTTATAACTCACAATGATGTTTTATATACGGGAGACATTATTGGTAATATGCTAGAAAATATAAAAGATTCTATAGGTATTGGAGAAATTGGTCAGTGTTGGAATTGTCCGGCAAAAAATGCAAATTTATGTAGTGGTGAAAAATTTTATGATTGGAACCCAACTTATGAAGAAGTTCTATCATTAGAGTTACCATATTCAAGAACTAACAAAGAAAATATTGACCCAATAAACCCAAAACCATTACCCGAATGTAGATTAAATGAATGGGCATGTTTAATTAATCGGGAAATGTCTAATAAAGAAACATACCCAAATGGTAACACTCCATTTTTTGGTGTGTTTGGGCCAGATGCCGGTGTCCCTTGGTTTAAAAGTTTACATTTAAAAGGATATAAATTTGTGGATTATAGGAAAAATTTTACACATTCATTTTGGTCAGAATTATCAAGTGGTTATCAAACCGTTCAGAGTGAACATCATTATGTAAAATCAGAAGAAAATGCAAAAAAATACTACAATGAAAATTTTTTAACATGATAACGATTATCTACTCAACACATAAGGATCAAGAATATAATAACAAATTTAAACAACATTTGTTACAAACAGTTGGTGTTAAAGATGTTCAAATATTAGAATATGTGAACCATAACCAATATTCATTATCGGAAGTTTATAACAGTGGTGTTACACAATCAATTTATGATATTGTTGTATGTTGTCACAACGACATTAAACTTGAAAAGAATTGGGGTAAAAAATTATTAGAAGATTATTCTAATAACCCCGAATTCGGTATAATTGGAAAAGCCGGATCTTGTTATTTTCCTGAAACAGGCGTTTATTGGGATAGAATGAAACAAACAATGGTTGGTCAAGTTTATCACCATCCTGACGGACAAAAAAAATGGTTAAACAAGTATTCACCTAAATTACCATTTTTAATTCCTGTCGTTACAATTGATGGTTTATTTATGTCATTTGATAAAACAAAAATTAAACATAGGTTTGATGAAACAATTGGTAAATTTCACTTTTACGATCATCTTTTTTGTCTTCCAAATTATTTAGATGGGATTAAAATTGGGGTTACCTCATCCTTTGAAATAACTCACCAATCTATAGGTAAACCAAATCAGGAATTTTGGGAGAGTAAAGAAAAATTTGTTGAGAAATGGGGTAGTATGTTACCTTTAGATTTAAAACCTTCGTTTATTTACGCTCCAGACATAAAAAGAAAAGAATTTAAAAAATTTGGTAAGATTGCAATTATAATACCAACTAAAGGTAAAGTTGAAATGTTATACGAATGTGTTAAATCATTTCACGATCATTGTGATTATAAAATTTTTGATGTCTACATTGCGGACACAGGGTCAACTGAAGAAGAAAAAAATTGGATTAAGGATAATATATTACCTTTTGGGAATGTTAAATTAATTGAGTATGATTACTATAATTTTGCAAAGATTAATAATGATGTTGTAAAAAACTTACCTAAAGATGAATATGAATTTTTATTATTCTCTAATAACGATATAAAAATAATGAATGACGTTATTACTGGAATGTTGTCAGTATTTGAAAAAAATAGGATGACAGGTACCGTTGGAGCTAGACTTCATTTTGAGGATAACACAATACAACATGATGGAATCTTAATGTTCATTCGTAAAATAGATAATAAAATTGGAGTAACACATTTAAATTTAAAAAACTATTACAATTATTCTAACTCAACAAAAGAAGTTTTTGGTAACACGGGTGGTCTAATGATGGTTAGAAACTACACTTTTGAAAAATATGGAATGTTTAATGAAAATTATGTTTCTTGTTTTGAAGATGTTGAAGTTAATATGAATCTTTTATCCTCAGGTTTTAAAAACTATATATGTAGTGAATGTGTGTCATATCATTATGAATCCCAAACAAGAAATGAAGATCCAAAAAATTTGGTAAAATTAAATTACGATTACCACAATAATCTACTTCCATCTATTAAAAATAACATAGACAAAATAAAAAATAACATTATAATTATATAATATGGCACAAGGAGTACACAAAATAACTGAAGACTTTGAAAAGAAATTATCTCACTATACGGGAGCAAAGTATGTTGTTACCGTTGACAACCAAAGTAATGCGTTATTCTTGGCATTAACTTATGAAAAAATAAAAGGAATGACCATTGAGATTCCGTCAAGAACATACCCTTCGGTACCTTGTGAGATTATTCATGCAGGAGGTAAAGTTAAATTTACACCTGTTGAGGGTGACACAATAAAAGGTGCGTATCAATTATATCCAACAAAAGTATGGGATAGTGCTTTAAGATTTACATCTAATATGTATGTCCCTAATACACATATGTGTTTGTCTTTTACCGGCCCTTATAAACACCTAAAATTAGGTAAGGGAGGTGCAATTCTAACTGACGATGAACAAGCTTATAAATGGTTCAAAAAAGCAAGGTTTAGTGGTAGAGACGAATGTAGTTATCACGATGATGATTTTGACAACAACCCAGTTGTTGGGTGGAACTTTTATATGATGCCGGAGATATCCGCAAGAGGGCTGCTATTGATAACTCAATTTTACGAAACAAAAACAGGTAAACCTAAAGAAAATGATGATTTAGAATTATCTTATCCCGATCTTTCAAAATTTAAAGTGTATGGACAATAACATTACGATTGGGATAATGCAACCCTACTTTTTCCCTTATATTGGGTATTTTCAATTAATTAATGCGGTTAATTTATATGTTAATTTAGATCACGTTAGTTTTATGAAAAGAAGTTATATGGTAAGAAATAAAATAAAAAGTGACACTCAAATAAACATTCCTGTTATAAACGGCAGTCAAAATAAAAAATGTACAGAAGTTAACGTTTTATTAAATGAAGATTGGTTTAATAAATTTGAACAAAAACTTTCTCAACTTTATAAAAAAGACGAGTATTACAATGATGTAATTGATAACATAATACATCCATGGAAGAATGAAATTTTATCTATAGGTGATAATGTCAGTATTTCAAATTTTAATTTTACATCAATTAAATATGTTTGTAATTATCTGAACATAAAATGTAATTTAATATCAACTAGTTGTGGAATCACAGATAGAAAAAAAAATGAAGGGTTACAAGATATTGTTAAACATTTTAATGGTAACAAGTACGTAAATGCAATCGGGGGTCAAAAACTTTACAATAAAGAAGATTTTAATTTAAACGATATTGAACTTAATTTTATAAAAATGGGAGACGTTAATTTTGACAATCCATACAATTCAATATTAGATATTTTATTTAGATACCCAAAAAACACAATAATAAAAGAATTAAACAATTACACTTTAATATGAACTATTTAAAAATTGCCGAACATTATAAAAAGTGTTTTGAGGATCATGGGGATAATCACTTGGGGGTCGATTGGCCAAAATATGAAGATACATTAACAAGATATAAAGTTATGTTAGATCTAATAAATGAAAACAATAAATCATCATTACTTGATTTTGGGTGTGGTTTAGGTCATCTTTATAAATTTATTTTAAACGAAAAAAAAGAAAACGAAATCGTTTATAGTGGTTTAGATATAAATGAAAAATTTTATGACCATTGTATAAAAAAATACCCTGAAGTTAATTTCTTTTTAAAGGATATTAATATTAACGATGAAATACCTAATTTTGATTATATTGTTTGTAATGGTACTTTTACCGAAAAAAGAGATTTAAGTTATGAAGAAATGTTTGATTTTATGTCAAATACTCTAAAAACTCTTTGGTTAAAAACAAACAAAGGGTTATCCTTTAATGTGATGTCAAAATTAGTTGACTGGGAAAGAGATGATTTATTTCATGTATCAATGGATGAGATTGGCTTATTTCTTAAAAATAATTTATCTAAGAATTTCGTTATAAGAAATGATTATAAACTTTATGAATATACAATATATGTCTACAAATAAAATAATAATTTTTGGAACTTTAGATTTAGCTGAGTTGGCTCACTATTACCTTTCTAAAGACACTGATTACGAAGTAATTGGTTTTACGGTTAATAAAGAATATTTAACCAAAGATTTTTTCACCCCAAGAGGATCCTCAACTAGTTATCCTGTTTTTGAATTTGAAACTTTAGAAACTATTTTCCCTCCATCAGAATACTTGTTATTTGCTCCAATGACCGGATCAAAAATGAATATGGTTAGAAAAAGAATTTACGAAGAAGGTAAACGTAAAGGATATAATTTTATTTCATATGTATCACCAAAGGCAACGGTATGTGATAATAAAATTGGTGAAAATTGCTTTATTCTTGAAGATAATACGTTACAACCATTTACTGAAATTGGTAATAATGTTATGATGTGGAGTGGTAACCATATTGGTCATCATGGTAAAATAGATGATCATGTATTTTTTACGTCTCATGTGGTTTTATCGGGTCATTGTCACGTTAAAGAACGGTCTTGGTTTGGAGTTAACTCAACGATCAGAGATTTTGTCACAATAGGTGAAGGTTCATTAATCGCAATGGGTAGTATGATAACAAAATCCACAGATGACAATGGATTTTATATGGGATCACCAGCAAAAAAACAAGATAAATCACCATTAGATGTAATGTAAAATAATATGTGGGATAAAAAAGGTAACATTTTTAACGATCATCATTCTCAAGTACCTGTGGTTGATGAATATGATAATTTCTATCGTATTTATTATTCCACAAGAATCGAAGGGAAAAGTAATCCGATGTTTGTTGATGTTGATAAGGAAGACCCTAATAAAATTTTAAACAAATCAAACGACCCAATCCTTAAACTTGGGGAAAAGGGTAGTTTTGATTGGGCGGGTATTATGCCAACAGAAATAGTAACGGTAGGTAATAAGAAATTTCTTTATTATATTGGTTGGTCATTAAGAATGGATGTTCCGTATCATAACAATTTAGGGTTAGCAATAAGTGATGATAATGGTAAAACATGGGAAAAATTTTCTAAAGGACCTGTTTTAAGTACATCTTATAAAGAACCTGGTTATATCGGAACCGTAAGTATAATGATAGAAGATGGGTTATGGCGTATGTGGTATCTTTCATGTTTAGATTGGGTTGAGTCGGAATATGGTATGGAACCAACATACGATATAAAATATGCAACATCCACAAATGGAGTTGATTGGAACCCAACAGGAATAACTTGCATACCATTAGATGGTGATGAAGGTGGGATATCCGCAACAAGAGTTTTAAAAATTAATAATGAGTATCAAATGTGGTATTCAATACGTAATAAATTAGACTATAGGGATAATATTAATAATTCATATAGAATAAAAAAATCAACATCTAAAGATGGGATTAATTGGATTAAAGATAATTCAATTGAATTAGATATTAGTGAAAATAACGAATGGGAAAATATAATGGTATGTTACCCTTATATTTTAAAAACAAAAAATAAACTTATAATGTTTTATAATGGAAATGGATTTGGTAAAACCGGAATTGGTTACGCAGTTAAAGAATGAATTACATGAAAATGGATTTATAATAATTAAAAATTTCTTTAATAAAGAATATATTAATAACTTACGAAATAAGGCGGAGGAAATATTTAAAATTCAATTTAATAAATACGGTTACACGGGTGATTTTACTGAAAATATGGTTAAATTATTTCAGAACCACGAAGAAGTTTTTATTAATTGCGGCAAAATAATTCAGTCTGGATTAATAGAATTATATAAACTTCCAGTTGAAGATAAGTTATTGAGTTTGATAAATGGTTTAGGTTTATCATTCCCTAATTTATGTACTAGACCTGTATTATTTTTTAACCACCCTAAATTAGCAAAAGAAGAACACTATTATAAAACCCCACCTCATCAGGATTGGTTATCTATGGAATCAAGTTCCGACTCAATAGTTTTATGGGTACCATTGGTAGATGTTAATAAAGAAAATGGTTCTATTCTTATTTGGCCAAAAACACATAAATTAGGTCCATTACCTTATAAATCAGTTGGTGGATTTGCATCTGTAGAAATAAGTGGAGACCACATTCAACCGGAACTTGAGATTGGGGATATTGCAATATTTTCAACTTTTCTAATACACTCATCTGGTGATATTTTTAACAACACAATAAGATGGTCATGTCATTTTAGATATACTAATATGGTAGATCAAGATTTTATTGATAGAGGGTTTCCTAACCCATACATTTATAAACCCACAACAAAATGATTAATTTTAGTATAGTTATAACAACTTACCAAAGAAAAGATGGTAACACCCCAAAATATTTAAAAAGAGCATTACAGAGTATATTTGATCAAGATTATCATCTATTTAAAATTTATGTGATTGGAGATAAATATGAAAATAATGAAGAGTTTGAGTCTATTTTTAATGAATTCCCAAAGGATAAAATATATTTTGAGAATCTACCTATTGCACATGAAAGAGATAAATATACTGACAAAACATTAATATGGAAATATGGTGGGTGTTTTGCAAATAATTATGGTATTAATAAATCAATATCAGATGGTTATGAATATGTTTGCCATTTAGATCATGATGATGAGTGGTACCCAAATCATCTTTCATCATTAAACGATGCCATAATAAAAACAAATTCATTATGGTTATGTACTAAATCAGAATACGAACATTTTATGGAATATCCAATGATAAATAGTGATTTGGAGTTAGTAGAATTTAATCCAACACCTGAAGGTTTAATACATTCATCAACTTGTATAAATTTTAAAAAAATACCACTTAGACATAGAAATGTCTTTGAAGAAACAGGATTTTCAGGATTACCTGGTGATGCCGATTTATGGTATAGGATAAGAGAATATTTTAATAATAATAATTTGAAGGGTGTTTTAGTTAATAAAGTTACGTGTAAACATATTGAAGAGGGTTATGAAAAAACACATTGATAATGTTAAACTAAAAATTGGAACTTACATAGATAGATCTAATATTATTTCCGATATTTTTATTGACTACTACTTAAAATTTTTTAATTACAGTGAGTTTCATTTTTTAATTTTAGATAAAAATTTTGATGTGGTTTCAGATTATTTAAAAACTAAAGGGTTTTCTGAAGATTCTTTTGAAATGGTTAAGAACTCACACATAGGTGTTCCAATTTTATTAGGTAAACAAAACTCATTTGTTGATCACTACATATCAAAAGGATTTATTACAATATATGTTGATATTGATGAGATTTTATATCACACAGATTTACGTAATTACATTATTAATAATGATTCGGATTTTATAACACCTAAAGGTGTGGTCATAATACCCGACATAACCGAGAACATTATTAATAAAGACGATAAAATTTTAAACCAAAGGTCTTTTTGTGTTTTTGATGATGAACACCATTCAAAAGTAACCGTACTAAAAAGTTATTATACGTGGGATGGAGGAAGACATAATAAAAATGGTAATAAAATTTCAGATAATATTTTTTTAATTGATATTGGTAAATGTTGTCCTATGATTATGGTGAATAATAATATTATTAGTAATAACTTATATTCTAAATCAACAGACAGGTATTCAATGACAGACGAAAAAAAAATAAACGATATTTTAAATGACTGGAGAAACTCCTTAACTAAATTACCTGAATATATTACAGATAGTAAATTATTTTAATAATGAAAGTAACCGCACTATTATTAAATTGGAAACGACAAGAAAACATTGTTAAAGTAATTCAATCCATACGGGATCAATCAATTGATGTTGATATATGGTTATGGAATAATAATATTGAGGATAAGACATCTTATGATGTAGATGTTCAAATTAATTCGTCAAATAATTTTAAATGTTGGCCAAGATGGTTAGTTGGATCAATGGTTGATGAAGGTTTTATTTTTACATTAGATGACGATATAATGTTTAATAAAACAGATGTGATTGAAAATTGTTTAAAGACATATAAGACTATAGGGAAAAATAGGACATTCCCAATAATTGGTTATTCGGGTGTCGTTTTAAATAAGGAAAAAGATTATTGGGAATCAAAACACATAAATAAACCCTATGATGATACCGATGTTATAGTTGATGTTATTAAAGGTAGATTTATGTTTATGGATAGTAAAATTTTAAAAAATGTTTTATTAGAGAATGAACCCACTTGTGAAGATATAAAAATATCTTCCTATTCAAATTACAAGATTATCCCATCTTTAATATCAAATGGATTAATCAACTTGGATGAGGGTCGTGAAGCATTACACTCAAGTTTAGAACAAAGAAAAAAAAGAACTGAGGCAACCAAAAAGTATTTTATTAAAACCTTAAAATATAGTTAATTATTTATTATTTATAAGTTGGTTTTATATTTAAGTTAAATAAAAAACTTATGGCAATTAGAAAAAAACCAATTTTAAAAGACGATACAACGTCAACTACTCAACCACAAATTTCAAGAAAAGAGTTAATTAACTCTGTAATCAAAAGAAAACAAAAAAGTAAATTTTTATCAGAAAATCAAAAAGACTATTATGATATTTTAATTAATAATCAAATTACAATTTGTTCAGGACCGGCAGGTGTTGGTAAAAGTTATATTTCAATGAAGGCAGCGGTAGATTTATTAATAGATCCAAACAATTCATACGAAAAAATTATTATTGTTAGACCTGCGGTTGAGGCTGAAGAAAAGTTAGGATCCCTTCCGGGAAATTTAGAAGAAAAATTAGATCCTTATATTTTCCCATCTTATTACTTACTTAATAAAATAATTGGTAAAGAGGCAAGAGAGAAGTTAAAAGAGTATGAGGTAATTGAAGTTTTTGCTTTGGCTTATATGAGAGGAATGAATATTGATAATTCAATTTTAATTTTTGAGGAGGGTCAGAACTCAACCCCAAATCAAATGAAATTATTATTAACAAGAATTGGATACAATAGTAAATTTTTTATATCAGGTGATTTAGAACAAACAGATAGATATAAAGACAAAAAACAATCAGGTCTTTACGATGCATTACAAAGATTCAGTGGTATACCAGATATTGGTATTTATGACTTTAAAAATGCCAAAAATGTTAGAAACCCATTAATTAGTGAAATATTAGTTAAGTACAATGAAGAAAATAGGGATTGAGATTAATGGTGTTTTAAGAGACACAATTAGTAAATTTACTGAATTATATGAAAAACATTTAGTTGATAGTCATTTGAATGAGTCGGCGGATAAAACATATGAAATTGAATTTTCAGGTGATACAGATGAGGTTATTGAATTTAATGAAACCATAGAGGTTAATAATTTTGAATATAAAGTTTTAAGTCCTGTTACATCATTAGATTTAGGATCACATTTTTCATTTCCATCTAAAGATGATTTATATTCATTTATGTATGAAGAATACACAATGGAGTTATTTGGTCATGCGCCATCAACAGAGATGTTATCATTTAATATATTAAACGATATTTACTATAACTTAAGAGATACTTATGACTTAATGATTGTTTCTGATGAAATAGGTAGATCTAAACCATCGTCACTTTTTTTCTTATCTAAATTTGGTTGTTTAGTGGAAAAAGTATTTTTCTATAGTGAAATAACAAAAAATGATATGTTAAATGAGGTAGACATTTTACTTACGGCTAATCCTGACCTACTATTAAATAAACCTGATAATAAAATCATTATAAAATTTATTACAGATTATAATAAAAACATCAAATCAGAATACGAAATTTCTTCTTTATCTGATTTGGAATTAACTATTAAAAAAATAGAAGAGAATGTTTAATGTGTTTGGAGAAAACTATTATATTGATTTAGATAAATTAGAGGACTTTGTCCAGTATAGTGGTACAAGTGGTGAAACTCAAATCCACGTAGTAAAATATGAGTCAGTTAAAGCAATGGTTGATACTATTTTAACCGAAATAGGAGAAGTTGATGAAAATTTAGGTATGAAAAATAATGACGTTACTATTCCCTTTAAAATTGCCTTTAATACACTTTTAATGAAAAAAATAATAAATAAAATATAAAACATGAACCAAGAACAAATTTTAAAACTAGAAGAATCCATTCAGAAAATGAGGGATAAGAAGTCAAGAATTTATTTTATAGTACAGGACACTAAAGGAAATGCAAAAGCGTCAATACGTTACATTTACGAAATGGCTATGTCACTAAAAAATAATGGATTTAATGCCATAATACTACATGAAACCCCTGAATACTTTGGTGTTACAGATTGGTTAGGTGAGGAATATATGACAAATTTAGATCACAAATCTATTGAAGGAACTAATTTAGAAATCTCACCTGAAGATTTAATTGTTATTCCAGAAATTTACGGATTCATAATGGATCAAATAACTAAACTACCTTGTGGTAAAATTGTGTTATCACAATCATACGATTACATTTTTGAAACGTTACAACCTGGACAAACTTGGACTCAACTTGGATTTCATAAATGTATTACAACATCAGAAAAACAAAAAGAATATATTTCGTCAACAATGAGGAGTGTCTCAGTTGATGTTATTGAACCAACAATTTCTGAAGTTTTTGAAAAACAAAAATTTCCACCTAAAACAATTATTGGTGTACACACAAGAGATCACAGAGATACGGTAAATTTAATTAAAACTTTTTACACTAAATTTCCACAATACAGATGGATTACATTTAGAGATTTAAGAGGGTTATCTCAAGTTGAGTTTACAAACGCAATGAAAGAAAGTTTTGCATCCGTATGGATTGATAATATTAGTTCATTTGGTACATTCCCACTTGAATCTATGAAGATGGGAATACCTGTTATTGGATTAGTACCTAATATTACACCTGAATGGATGAATGAAGAAAATGGTATTTGGATCAATAACCAAAATATGATTGTTGATGTTATTGCTGATTTTATACAAAATTGGTTAGAGGACAATCTTAACCCTAAATTATACGAAGAAATGGACATAACCATTAATAAACTTTCAACCAAAGAAAAATTTGAATCGGAAGTTGTTGAATTATTTGCAAAAATGATCGACGCAAGAGCAAATTCTTTTGAGGCTCAATTATCTAAACTTGAAACAACTGAATAATATGGAAAATAATAAAACAATCTCGGTAATATTACCAATTAAAACTGCTAGGTCCGCAGACTTTGAGGACTTCTTTGATAGATGTATCAAATCAATTAAAAACCAAGGTGAAACCGTAAGTGAATTGGTTATCGTTTATTGTGATGATTCTCTTTTGGAGACACACGTTAACTCTTATGATTTTGATGGGTTAAACGTTAAACTTGAAGTGTGGAAAGACGAACCTAATTTTGCTAACCAAGTCAATAGAGGTGTTGAAATATCAACTTCTAATTGGGTTTCATTAATTGAGTTTGATGATGAGTATTCAAACATATGGTTTAAAAACTCACAAAAATATATGGATATCTATAAAGATATTGAAGCATTTTTACCAATTGTTGTTGATGTTAATGATAAAGGAGTATTTGTAGGATTTACAAATGAAGCAACATTCGCAGCAAACTTCACACAAGAACTTGGTTATTTAACTAACGAAACATTACAAATGTATCAAAATTTCCAAATTGCTGGAATGGTTATTAAAAAAGAAACTTTCTTAGAATTTGGTAAATTTAAATCAAACATTAAATTAACATTTGGTTATGAGTTCTTTTTACGTATGACTCACGCATCTGTTAAATTTTTAACAATCCCTAAAATCGGATATAAACATATGAACTTAAGAGAAGGATCTATTTTTTGGAACTACAAAAATGGTGAAGACAGATTAAGTGAAGATGAGGCTAAATTTTGGATTGAGGCGGCCAAGAAAGAATATTTCTACACCGCACAAAGGGACATAAAATATGAACCACAAGAAATTTGATGTCCGAAAATGGTAATTTATCAAACGAAGAAATTGAAAAGAAAAAGAAGGGAAGAAAGCCCACAGTAAATAATTATTTTGACGTAAGAGAAGAAGATGCGGTTAGGGCCTACCTAATCGCAGAATCTTTTGACGAAAAGAACAAAATTTATAATGAGTTTTTAAAACACCCCTTAGATAAAATGATATCGTCAATTATTAGACGATATAAATTATACAGAAAAGACATGGACTTTGAGGAGATCCACATGGATACTCATTCATTTTTAATGACTAAAATAGACAAGTTTAAGCCAGCTAAAGAGAAAAAGGCTTATTCTTATTTTGGAACTATCTGTAAAAATTATCTTATGGGGCAAATTTTAAAAGACCAAAAAGAAATGAATAGAAAAATATCTTATGAAGATATTTCGGGTGATGTTCATAATATGCCAGATATGATTTATTATATTGATAATGACGATGTAAGTTCTGAAGAAATTATAAAAAAATTCCTTAATGAACTTAAAGATAATATGAATGAACCAAATATATCTGAACAAGAATTAAAATTGGGAGAAGCTTTGACTGACATTTTTACAAATTATGGTGAAATTTTCCAAGAAACATCAAATAATAATAAGTTCAATAAGAACATTATCCTGTTTGAATTAAGGGAAATGACCAATTTAAGTACAAAAGAAATACGTAATTCATTAAAAAGATATAAAAAAATATACTTTCATATCGTAAATGAATTATTAAAATAGAATAAAAAATACTTATAGATATGGGAAGGCCAACAAAAAAAGAAATTAATCTAACTAAGGAATCAATGTTATCTTTAATGCAAGAGATTTATAATGAACTTGTTGAACAAAGAAATACCGCAATTAGAATACAAAACAAGATGTTAACAATGATGAAAGAACCAGAAGATATGACTCTTATTGGTCCTGTTATTGAAAAACAACAAAAGATTATTAATGATTGTGTTGAGAAAAAACTATCGTTATCAAAACTACAAGCTCAAATTTGGCAAAAATCTCAGGAAAAACAAGAAGATAATTTTACTTTGTCAGATTTGGATCTTGATGATGACACATTTAAAAGTTTAATTGATAAAGACACCTCAACAGATAATAGTTACAAACTGAATAAATAATGGCACAGGATACTGAAGATGGTTTTAATGAAGTAGATAAAAAAACAACTATATTAAAAAAATATAAAAAAGTTAATAGTGATATTGAAGATCTACGAAAAAAGGCTGGAAAAACTTTAGAAAAGAAAAAATCTGAAACTTCCACACAACTTTCTGATGCAAAAAAATTAAAAAACAAATATCAAAAAGAAATTAAAACTCAATTTGATAAGTTGTTAGACTTAAACTTTTTGTCATTGGGTGCGGGTAAAAGTAGTCAAAGTTATCTTAAAAAAACTTTTACAAAAGCAATTAAAGAAATCGTACCAAAATTAGATGATATTTTATTGGAATTAATGTTAACTGCCGTAGGTTGTTCACAAGACCAAGAATTTGTTCCTCAGACGATTTATATTAGAGTTAAGTCAGTTGACCTACTTAACACATTAAAAGAGGATCCTGCAACAGATGTGGGTAAATTATTATATGAAAAGAAAAGTATTCAATATAGTAGTTTTCCATTTTCAATGAATAAGGAATTATATAATAGAACTCAAAATATTAACCAACCATTTAGTGTTCCTGCATCGGGACAAAGTTATAAAGGTACATCAGGTCAAGAATTATTTGATATTTCATACGTTGAGTCTTACGTTGATCCAACAACTTCACAAACAATACAAGGTAACTTTTTTAAAGTTGATTTAAAAAATAGAATGACTACAAATAAAGTTTCTGAATTTTTAAAAGATTATTTTACAACAATAAAACTTTTTGATGAAACTAATTTCTTTGCAAATCTTATGAATCAATTGACAGGTGCGATATCTATTAAAAAAGGAGATGGTAATGCGGATTTAGACGACTTACAAAAAATACTGTTAATCATGCAAAGAATATTAGGGCTATGTTTTGATAATACTAAAGAGATTGATGTGTCCGGAATTGCAAAATTGTCTGAAAATGATAATGTTGACGAATCTTTCTTTGAATTTACAGATATTGATTTACGTTTTATCGACTCAAAAGTTTCCGACATAAAAATGGGGGTAGTTGAATTTGAGGAGTGTGATACGGTTAAATTACCTGTTGATTCAGATAGTATAACAAATGCGTTAAATAATTTAGTCTTTGTTGATGGTAAAAATAATTCAAATAGTATTGATGACGCAGCTAATTTAACTGATGTTTTAACTAAAAATCCAGGATGGTTTCCATTGGAAATAAATATTGATTTATCATTCCTTAAAGAGTTTCCAAAGGCAATGGTGGCCACAGTCCTTTCACCTAAAGTTGTTTTACCTTTAATGATTATAACAAAATCATTAGGTCAAAGTTTAGATTTACAAATTAGTTCATTTATGGATTTTGCAAGAAGACTTAAATCGTTCTTTATTAAATTTGCATCAAAAGTGGGGGAAATTTTTGTTAAAATTTTATTTGATATAATTAAAAAAGATATTTTGAAGTTAGTCCAATCAGTAAATTTAGATGTAATTAGAGGATTAAATAATAAAAGATTAAATATAATTTTATCTTTAACTGAATTACTAATTGCAATTGCTAAAATTGTAAAAGATTTTAGGGAATGTAAAAGCGTAATTGATGCTTTATTAAATGCGTTAAAAATCGCATCAAAAGGATTTGGTGGGGACATCCCATTACCATTATTATTAAGTTCAAAACTTTTAAGTGGTTATTCCTCAGATAGAGCATTTTTAAATGTTATTGCAAATTTTGAAGAATTGGGGTTACCAACAGGTACGATGCCAGATGGAAGTCCTAACTTAATGTTGGCATCAATAAAAGCGTTATTAGATGGTTCAGATCAAGAAAATGCGTCAAATGGTAAATCACAAATTGCAATATACCCACTAAGTATAACACCAATTGGACAAACAATACCAATAGTTTGTTATGGTAAATAAAATATAAAACAATGGATAATAAAGTACAATCACAACAAGTTGTGGAAATTATTAAAGAACACAAAGTTAGACCTAATAAAGATCTAATTTTGGCTATGGAATTTATTAAAAAAGATTTTGATATTACAAAAGAAAATTTAATTAAAATGACAAGTCATTTAGACAAATTAGAGTTGACATATAATACACTATTAAAAGAATATCAAGCAAGAAATGTGGTTCAAAAATAAAAATTTATTTCCGGGTTATGTAAAAGATAATAAAGATCCAATGATGTTAGGTAGGGTACGAGTTGTACCTACCCTTGAAAGGTATGAGGATTCTTTACCCGAAGATTGGAATGAAGAAAATGATAAGTGGACGGCAAAAGATCCATTTGTGTTTTTACCGTTATTACCATACTACATTAATCAGGTACCAAAAGAGAATGAATATGTTAACCTAATTTATTACGACAATCGTGAAAGATTAGATGCCAATAAATTTTATATTCAAGGACCAATAACAAGACCCCAAAATAATTCTAAAGAAGATTGGAAAAACTCTCAGTCCATGTTGGCAACTGGAGAATTTTTCAAACAGGCAAATCAATTAAGAGATCGTAAAACAGGGATTACGGACCCAAAAATTTATGGAATATACCCCGAACCTGGTGACAACGCAATATTAGGTAGAGGAACCGCAGATGTTGTTGTTAAAGAAAATGATGTGTTAATACGAGCAGGTAAATTAGATCCTCTTAAATCTTCAAGTGCTGATTTTAATATACCCGTACCAAATGATAAAAGATCATTTTTACAAATATCCACATCTCCATTAGAAAAAATTAAAGGTGAACCAAAAACAGTTACCGAATACATAAAAGAAAGTAGACAAGTTAAAAATTTGGTTGAGTGGGAAATTACAAATCTTGCAACAACAGGAACAACTTTTGATGGTAGTGTAAAATTATATAGTTTAATTCCAGTACCTGAAACTTTATCCAATAAAATTTTCCTTACTTCTGATTTAGATAGTTACAAAGGAACAACTTTATATGAATTAAACTTTACTGGTAAAACTTCTGAAGAATCTTTAACAATAATTAATGATTTTATTAAAGGTGTTAATATTGGTAAAATAAATATTGATGGTTATCTTTCATACCCATCACAAGATGGAGCTAAATTGGAAAATCAATTTCCATTTGTGTTTACCCCAACAAAAAGTAATACTGAAATATATTTAAATGCAAGTATTGATACCCCAAATGGTTTAACTGAATTTAATAATATTTTGGATTTTTATTCAAAAACTAAATTATCACCTCAAAATAAAGAGTATGGGTTTGGACTTGTTTGGATACAAGATGTTTTGGGTGAACAACTTGAAGTTAAAATAACTAAAGTTGCAAATGACACATTTGAGGCAACCCCAACATCATATGGTGTAATGGGTGGAGATTTTCTTTATTTGTTATCACATAAATCAGTTATCCCAAGTAAAGGTACTCCGATTGATCTAAAAAATACACTATACGGTATTGATCAACCAACGTTAACAGATACGATTTACGGTAAAACAAATTCAATGGTTAGAGGTGAAGAATTAATGTCATTCTTAAACCTCATCGTTCAATTTATGATAGGTCACGTACACCCATTTCCAGGACTTGCACCAATACAAGAATATCCATCAATACCTGATGGTCCTTCATCTAAAAAAATACTGGAAATACTTAATAATTCTCAAAATACAATATTAAATCAAAATATTAGGATTAATTGATATTTATATTAAAAACGTAAATGTCAATAAATAATTCATATTTCAGTAGGAATAATACTTTAATATCTAATAGTCTTGTTAATTCAGGGAGAAATCCTGTTACCGAATTATTTTATGGTGATGGAAGTCTTTTAAACCCAATTGGATTTACACGTTTTATCTTTGATTTAGACCTTACTTTATTAAATGAAAAATACCAAAATGGTGTTATAAGTGTGGGGTGTAATTTAGATACAACTCATACCTTAAGAATGACTAATACAAGTTATTTTGATAAAGAATTATTAAACACTTCAACATCTCAAGGTAGACTAAGAGCAACGTCATTTGATTTAATATTATTTAGAATACCTCTTAATTCCTTATCGGGAACTTCTCAGAATTGGGATGAGGGTGTTGGTTATGATTACTATGATCAAGTAACTGGTATACCAAGTGATAAGAACTATTCAGATAGACCATCAAATTGGTTGGAAACCACAACAATTACGGATTGGCAAGAACCAGGAATTTATAGTAACACAAATACAGGATTATTTAATTATAATCAATTACAAATTATTGACACACAACATTTTGAATTTGGTGATGAAAATGTAGAGTTTGATATGACAAATGAAATAAACTCTATTTTAAATGGATCACTAACAGGTGTAACGGGTTGGGGAATTGCTTACTTACCTCAAGTTGAAAACTTAACAGGAACAACAGGTAATTATTCTGTTGGATTTTTTACAAGACACACTCAAACATTCTACGAACCATTCTTAGAAACAAACTATAATGATTCAATTGAAGATGATAGAAATTCATTTTCATTAGGTAAAATTAATAAACTGTACTTATATATCTTTGAAGATGGGGATTTTCAAAACTTAGATAATAATCCTTTGGTTACAATTGGTGATCAAACAGGAACTCCAATACCGGGTCTTATTAATTTACCATCTTGTCAGGTAACAAAAGGTGTATATGAGATAACAATACCACCATTACTTGGATATAAAACACCATGTATCTTTACTGATACTTGGTCAAACATTTTATTAAATGGTTTTTCATTACCTAATGTAATTAATGAATTTGTAATATACCCATTACAGAAATCAATTCAAATAGGAACAACAACTAATGATCCTGCGGTATATGGTTTTGATTATTATGGAATTAAACAAGATGAAAAAATATTAAATACCGATATTAGAAAAGTTGGTGTTATAATCAAGAAAGCATATACCACTAACCAACAATTACCAAAAATTGAAGGTCATTATAGAGTGTATGTTAGAGAAGGTCAAACCGAAGTACAAGTACAAGATTGGACCAAACTTAATAGAACTCCAAATGAGTACTATTTTATATTTGACACAAGGGATAAGATTCCAAATGAATATTATATAGATTTAAAAGTCATTTCTAGTGGAGAAGTAAATACTTATAAGAGACAGATTAAATTTCAAATCGTAAATAAAAAATAAAGATATTTATTAAATAAAGATATGGCAAATTTTATATTAGAACAATGTTCATCATCAAATCAATTCACAGTTGGTTTTGGTGTAAGTTTTACCCCAATAACGGGACAAACTTATTCATTTAGTAATGGACTAACAGGAGAAACTATTTGTGGTACCATATTAACTGGCACCACTGGAGCAACAACATATTCGGCAATCACCCAATATGATAATTGTAATGAATGTATTATTGATATACCAAGAAGTGCAAATACAGCATATGATATATGTGAAGTTTGTTCTGATGAAACAGTAATTACGGTTTATAATTTAACACCACCTCACCCTGTTTATACTGACGGATATGGTACTCCAGTCACTCAATTAAACATGGTCGTAATAGGAGGACCTAACGGATTAAATTCATAATACAATGAAAAGAGTAATAAGATTAAATGAAACGGACATTACCAATTTGGTAAAAAGAGTCCTTAATGAACAGAAAAGTGAACGATATATGTTCTTTTCTAATTTAGAACAAATGAGAAGACAATGTGATTTATTATTAGATTTTGATCGTAGTACGGTTGAATCTATTTTAGATAATGGACATGATTGGGCTCAAGATCATATTTCTGAAGCTAAAAACAATATGGATCAAGTATTTGATTTCATGATGAATGAAACCACAAGAGACGGTATGAAATCATCTACGAATATTGATGATGAAGATATGGTAATGTCGGAAGGAGATAAAAAAGTTGGCACACCTCTTTGTGCGAGAGGTATTGCATCCGCAAAATCTAAATATGATGTATACCCTTCAGCATATGCAAATGGACACGCAGTACAAGTATGTAAAGGTACGATTAAAGGTCTTGATGGTAAAAAACATTGTTCAGGAGCATATTGTTAAAAATTTTTTAAAAATATTTTTTTATTCAAATAATTTATATATATTTGTAGACACATAAACTTTATACAAATATGAAAAACAGAGTAAAAAGATTCTTAAGTAGATTAAAACTTAAATTTTATATTTGGTCAAAAAAATCTTCAAATATTATACCAACTTATCAAAATGAAATCCTATCATATGAAAAGACCTGTTTTAAAATATGTCTTAAAATAATTCAACATAAAGATACGGAATTTATGATCGCCCCAATGTCTGATAAACGTTATCTTAAAAATGACGATATGAAAATTTTCATAACAATGACAGATCATAGAGTTGAGATCACTAATCACATTTACAATTATAATGTTAAACTACATGAAAGAGATTGGGAAAGATTAACGTATATTTTTGATCTTGAGGCAGATAAGAGAAGGCTTAATTATGAGGGAGAGGTTAATTCACAGATTACTAACTCTCTACACAATATCTTAGACCGAGTTTCTAATTTCAAATAAAATATTATCAACTAAGGAATCTACGGATTCCTTTTTTGTTTTATATGATGTCATAATAGGTTTTTGTCCTTTTCCTGTCTGAGTGTCTTTTTTTTCTGCGGTTCTTTTTTGTTGACAGGCAGATCTTTTTTGTGAATCACTCATTTTACCTGCAACTCCAGCCGCCCTACATTTAGGGTAAGATCCTTTAGAAGTATCCTGTCGTCCACATGGAGGATGTTTACCGTCAACTTTACTACAAATGTTAACCCAAGGTCCTTTTGGTTGAGAAGACCCTTTAGGTTTCTTCTTTTTACCAAACCAAACTCCTAAATCTTCATTTATTGTATGAACATCGTGAGTATTAACGTTATGAGTTCCATCTTTACCTTTTTCCCAAACACCAACAATTCTTTTTAAATTATTTTTTAAACTTTTTTTAATTGCAATATCATTTAATTTATTGTCTATAAATTCGTAAAAAGGACCTAACTCACTTTTACTCCATTTTTTTAAACCTATTTCAATTGGACCACTATATTCACCGGCAGTTATACTTGTACTTGCTTCAGTTATTTCAACCCATTCATTTACAGGTACAATTTTTTTATTTTTACCAGGTGTTTGGTTAATATTATTACCATCATCATCACTAAATGTTGAGTTCGGGTGTTTCTTAATATAATTTGTAACTTTTTTTGCTTTAGACTCTATTTTTTTGATTTGTTTTTTTGTTTCATCCATTGACCCATCATAACTATCAAATTCTAACATTGGACTATCGTATTTTGATACAGGTATTGTGAATGGTCCGTTTTGAGAATTTTTAAATTTTCTAACACCTAACTGCATTGGTGCAATATATGAACCTCTACTCCCACCACTATCTGAAGTTGCTTCAGATAAAACTTTCTTTATTATTTGATTTAAATCCATAATTTGTCTACTATTATAAATATCAACACAATACAAAATGGAAGAACAAGAAAATGAATTATTTGGTAACCTGTTTGGAACCATCAATTTACTAAGTGAAGAACATTTAGATGCAATTCTTATATCTATGAATAAAGATCACGCATTATATTATTTAATTGAGTCAGTTAAAGCATCACATAAACGTGGAGCGTTTACAATTGGTGAATCTGAAGTTATATCAAAAGCCATTAGAGTGTTGTCAAAATTGGAAGAACCTAACCAAACTATTGATAAATAAAAAAAGGAGACAAGTAATTGTCTCCTTTCTCTTATTCGGTATTTAATTGATTATCTCAATTCTCTCAAGTCAAATGTTCTAACTCCATCAACTGTGATACGTCCGTAGAAACGGTTATTAACCATTTTCTTAGCGTATCTTGTCATTATACCTTTGATAGGTGTAAAGTTGAATGGATTGTACATTGTAGGTGTCAATTGTAGAGGTACGTACGGTGCGTAGATGTAACCTGTGTCTAACAATGATGTTCCTTTGTGTCCTACTAACACTGTGTTAGCTGGGAAGTAAGGGTCACGGTAAACTTGGTAACGTCCTGCAAGAGTACCTACTCTTTCAATACCCATGTTATACTGATCTTGCTCAGGAGATGCGTTAGATACGTGGAAGTATTCTAAGTCATCAAAGATAGCTGAAATCTCAGAAGAAACTACGATCCAGTTAGCTCCACCTCTCAATGTAGATTTGTGGATTTGTGCTGACAATTGGTTAATCGCAGTAATCAAAGTTTGATTCCAATCTTTTTGAGTGTAAGATGTAGTTAAAGACAATCTTCTCCATCCGTTGTAATCCCAACGTAAGTTCCAAGCCGCTCCTTTTCTCAAGTCACGTAAGATCTCACGGTCAATCTCAGCTGCAACTTGCTCAGATAACAATGCAGTTAACTCAGCTTCAGCGTCAATGTTATGGAATGCAGCAACGTCTTGAGCTAACTCAGGAGACCATTGTGCTCTTAGTTTTCTTTCAGTTACAGAAACAGTTACTGATTCTAAATCAAAAGAAACCTCACCGATTTTATCTTCAAACTCTAAGTTTTTGTATCTTCTGTAAACCGCAGTAAATGCAGTAGCTTGAGCGATAGCACTTAAAGTTGTTCCTGTGTATCCGTCTAATGTAGTACCACAAGTAGCACATACAGGACAAGATAAATCAACCTCTAAATAGATACATCCTTCTTCATCACAGATATCGTAGTAAGAACCACCATTTCCTGTTGATGCGTAAGAAGTTTGAGCTTGACTACCGTATTTAACGATTCCTTTACCGTAGATTTGAGTAACAACTCTAAACAATAATGGTGTTGATGCGTCAACAGTACAAGGTGATGTTTCAGCTACAGTTAAACCTGAACTTTTAATGATTTTAAGGTCAGATAAGAAAGTTTCAGTATCCATCTCGTTACCATCAGGTCCGATTAATTTACCTTCACCAGCTCTGTTAAAGTCACACATTTTGATAATAACTTTTCTTGTTCCTGTAGTTGCAGTGTATTGTGAATTATTATCACCCGCATTTTCTAAGGTACTACCACTCCAAACTTGTACGTTTGTTGCCGCAGTAACTGCAGTCCATTGACCTTTAGAGTAATCAAACAATCCTGGAGGATCTAACGCTGCTTCTGAACCTTCATAAAATAAATCATAAAGATTTTTAGCGTATGATGTACCTGTTCCACCTGGGTATCCTGCGTTGTCTGCCGGTGCAGGGCCATTTGGTGATCCGATTGGTGAATAATGTTCTCCACCGTTAGCGGTTGAATTATCATATCCTTGGATACGAGGTACAAAGAAGAACAATTTACCAATTGGTAAGTTCATTGCTTGTACAGAAACGATATCGTTAGCCAACAATTTAGAGAAAACTCTTCTTACGATAGGGAAAACAACTGTTTCAAATGCTCCGTTGGAACCTTCAGAAGTTGCTTCGTTAATCAAGAAAGAAGCTTGGTTTTCATACAACTGTGCTACGTTTTCTTTTAGGTGGCCTTTAAGGCCTTCAAGGAATCCTAATTTATCCCATTTGTTAATAGTATCTTCTTTGATAACTTTAAGGTGTTTTAACCCGATGTTACCAACAAGACCTGATTCTAATAATGCTCCCATTTTTTTGGTTTTTTATTTTTTTTTAGTTTATTTTTATTTTATTTTTACCATTAAATCTTTCATTCTCAAGAACTGAGGATTCTCATAAGTTTTAGATTCAATCAAATTAACGGCCGATCCTGATACAGGAGTTTTAGTGACCGATTTTTCGAATGACTCATTAATAGAGTTTTCCTTAGTTTTTTCAGATGAGAATTCATCTTTTAATGATTTGTAAAGACTTTTAGATTCTTTAAGTGTTTCAACATTGTCGAATCGTCTAAGTATATTTATTTTTTCTTGTTTTGTTGTTGAATGTTCTGTAAACAGTCTAGTTGCGTAAGCCAAATTAGAGTTAAAGATTGCTACTTCATTTAATTTAGTTCTGAAAAGATTCAAAGCCTTTCTGTACTCTTCATTTTTAGACTTTAGTAATTCCACTTCAGTCTCACTAATGTGTTGAGGAGCTGCTTTTGGTTTTGGTAAACCTTTTCTTCCAAATTTTGTTCCCGCACCTAATGTACGTGAAGCTTCTGTAGTTTCTCTTCTCTTTTTAATTGGTCTGTATTCACCATCTAAATTTTCTCCATCTTTATAAGAGAATTTTTTAGCACTTCCTGTATTGATCATTTTTTTACCTTCTTTTTGTTTGGTAGTTTTATAATCCATAACTTGTCCGTACTTGAATTTAGGTGAACCCATTCCAACGCCTTTAGCTTTAAATTTTGATTCCATTACATGATCCAAATCTTCTTCATCTAATTCTTCATATTCTTCTTCATCAGACATACCGAAGTCATCCATTTCAATTTCATACAAAGTTTCATCAACATTAGTTTCGTACATTGGAGTTTCATACATTTCTTCATTATGTCTACGACTCATGCGTCTTGGTCTTTCTTCAAAATCCATTTCTTCATCTTCATCTTCATCGGACATACCGAAGTCGTCCATTTCAATTTCGTACAAAGTTTCGTCTAATGTAAGATCTTCATCTTCATATTCATCTTCATATTCATCTTCTTCATCAAGTTCATCTTGATATTGTTCAGAAAGTTGGATGAAATAATCGGCTCCTGTTTCACTATCCGATAATGTAATGTTATTACTCGCATCTCTCTTTACGATAACTCCATCTTCGTCATCCATAGATTTGAAAACTTTAATTACATCTGACATATCTGCTCCAGTCATGTCAATTGCATCATCATCATCCGTACCCATGTCAATGTCTTCCATGTCGTCATCTTCCATGTCATCATCAGTATCCATAGGTTCTGCACCTAAATCTACATCCTCGACATCATCTACTTGACCTTCAGGTTCAACAACCTCTTCTTCGTCTTCAACGTCAATCTCTTCTTGTTCTCTAAGAGATTCTTTTACTAATGAGCTGATTTCATTCTTCATTGTAGAAGAAAGTATTCCTTTTGCATTTTCTTTAAGAGCTTCTTCCAAACTTTGAATTTGGAATAATGCGTCTTCAACAACTGATTTTTTGTTCATCTATAGTTTGTTTTACAATATAAATAGTAGGTAAATTAAAAAAATTCATTTTTTCTAATTTTTAAGCAAAAAAAATGGGTACAACTAATGTCATACCCATCTTAAAAATTAATTAAAAATTAACCAATCACCTCATCAATTTTACTTTCAGTGATTGACGTAATTCTCCAATCCATAGTATAGTGTTCATACACTTTAGTTACTTTTGCCTCAACATCAGTTGGTGTATAACCCAATACTAATTTTTCTTCTCTTGTTTTTTTTACTTTGCCTGATTCAGTATCTAATAAATCAGATGTGATTTTAGCCACAAAATACTTTTCTCCTTGTTCCATAGTTTTTTTTATTTATCTAAATAATCGGTTAATCTTTTCATTAAGTCAAGTGATTTGTTACCACTTTCACCAACATTTCTTTCTACCGCTATTTTTTTGTCTTCTTCTAAGCTTTCCTCATATTTCATTCTATCGTTCTTATCTTGGAAAAGATAAGCACCAGGTGTTGATGGTGAGGACACTAAGTCAAAACAAATAAGTTCAAAATCATCTTGTACTTCATTTTGTTCTCCAACTTTTTTAAGGGATCCTACACCACGAGAAGATATACCTAAAGTAACTCCTTGTCGTAAGTAGTTTGCTGCCAAATCACCTTTAGTAGAAACAATCCCTCTTTCATGAAAACCAGGACTTGTTAACAATTTAAGTTTACCTAACAATACAGGACCTTCCCACCATATATCTGTTATTAGGTGTGATACACGATCTAAATCAATTAAAGAAGACTCAGGGTGGTTTAATTCAGATAATGAGGTTCCTTTCTCAATCATCTTTCTATAATTTTCTGATTCTCTCTTTAATATCTTCTCAGGGTATACTCTACCATTTCTGTTAGGTGTATTGTATTTTTGTAGAACGGCATAAAATTCAAATGGTTTTGAATGGTCCAAATGATTTGATGATTCTTTTAATATCTCGTAATTACGACCTTCTTTTGGGTTAATATATCCTGCATCGTACTCAATAAGAATTCCTTTACCTGTATCTCTAGGTCCTAAAATTTTATATTCACTCATAATAAGTTTTAGTTATAAATATTAGGCCGTTTCCGTTTTTACTTTAATTGGTTTAACATTACCTGTTTTTGTTAAATAAAATTTAAAATTAGGGTTGTTTATCAAAACATCTGAATAAATTTCTTTTACTAATAATTTAAGTGTTTTCTTTAATTTTAAGGATTTGAAATCTATTGGTTCATTTAAAAATAGATTAATTTCTAAATTCATAAATGATTTCTTTTTTAGGTGTAGACCGCTTGTTCTAAGATCTAAGTCTACTATAAATTTATCATCAAACATTGTCTTATCTAATTTGTGATAGACCGTATGTTTAATTGATCTACTCATATTTAGGACAACTCTTGTCCAATTTTCGGAGTCTTTTTTTGGTTCAACCCAAGTTTGGATGTTTAGGTAAAGAGATTTAAACTCTTTTGAATCTACCGTCCCATAGACTATTTTAGATGTTCTAAAGCCATTGATTTTTTCGGTTTTGCCTTTTTTCATAAATTTTTTTCATACTGATATTGTTTATTTTAGATAATAATAACTAATTTTGTAGTATATATCAAATATATAAACTAATAACAAAAAAATATGCTGATCGTAAAAGTTAATAAAAATGGGGGGATTGAAAAAGCTCTAAAAGAATTAAAAAGTAAAGTTATTAAAACAAGACAAAACACCCATCTTAATAACAGAAAAGAACATACAAAAAAATCTGTCCTTAAGAGACAGATTTTAAATAAAGCTATTTACAGACAAAAACAAATACTTAACAATTAAATGTTTTCATTTAATTGTTTTAATTTGAAATAATTTAATTTGTCGTAATTTTCTATTTGTAATTTTTCTATTGTTTCGTTAATTTTTTGATTAGTTTCGGAATCTTCATTTTTAGATAATAAAGTTTCTAATTTTTCAATCACATCTTCTTTAAGAAATCCATATTTTTGATTAAGTTTTTCATCGGAAGTGTTTAATAAAATATTAAGTTGTTTTTTCTCACCTTCGGTTAAACTATCAATATGTGATTTAATTGTATTGTTAGCCACCTCAACCATAGATTTTAATGGAACCTCAATCACTTTTTTTTCTTTTGATGGATCTTTTTTAAGATTTTCAGAAATAGTTTTTTTACTTCTTAATTTTTCTTCGATTGTAGATGCGTTAGATGAAAATAAATTATCAATGTCTTGATACCTATTTTCTGAAACAATATGACCTACCCACATATTAAGATCTTTAAGGTCGTTTTTTTCTACCTTAGAGATTGTATTTTCAAATAATATAATACTTTCGTTAATATATTCATTTATAAAAGATTCATTTAAACCTTTGTTTTTACTAAGTTCATCATATAAAAAATAAAGTGTACTTAGAGATTTGTTTTTTAATACAAGTTCTTCAAAAACAAACATATTTTTTTTTAGAGAATCTTTTCTATAAGATTCAACTAAACAATCTTCAATCCTTGATTTTAATATTCCAAATTTCATAATTTTTTTTTATTATAAATATCAATCATTTAGTAATTTGTTTAATTGATCTTCCATAGATCCCAAAGAATTTCTACCTTTTGATAAATCAATAAACGTATCTCCCAATATATTATCATTTTCCAATAGTATATTTAAGTTATCTTTTTTTGATTCTCCTACAGGCATTTCACCTCCCATATCAGGTGGTGGTGGTGGCATTGCTCCTCCCATATCAGGTGCCGCACCAGGTGCAGGTGGTGCTCCTCCCGCATTTTGTGTTGCTCCTGTTGATGTGTGATAAAGTTTATCAACATTATCAAATAACCCCGTATGTGTGATTATAGTTGCGGTGTTATCTAACTCAGCAGATACCGCTCTTTCTAATCTTATTTGTTGTACTTCAAGTTTAATATCTTCATCAGAGAAACCAAATATATGTTTCTTAGCCCAAGTAGCAGATGTTGGTTGAATTGATTTAGCAATCTCAGTAACCATATCCTTATACAATGTTACTTTTTCTTTCCATACGTCAATCATTAATAGATCGGCTTGTTTAGATGGATTTGTTAAACCTAAGGTAAAGTTGTGTAATTCATCCTCAAACCCTAATAAGAATAGGTGAATAATTGCAATTTTATTTAATTCGGCAATAATTGCCTTTTGTATTTTATTGATTGTTCTTGCAAATCTAATGTCCAATAAAGATAGATTTTTACCATCACCAACAACTTCCTCAAACCCTAAATACGCTTTTGGAATTCTTAGTGCGGTTAATAATTTCTTTTGGATGTACTCAATATCGGCAATCTCCGATAAGTTTTGAGCTCCCGCCAATGTCTCAATAGGCATTGTTTGGGCCACATCACGAACAGGAACAAAATAATCTTGATCTACCGCCATTTGATTGAAACGTAAATCCACATTACCTGTTTTACTATCCACAACTTGTTCTCTTTTAAACTTGTTTGCAACACGTTGTACATATGCCTCAACATCTTTGTCATCCATGTTACCAACAAACACTTTGAAAACTCGTCTTTCAGGTGCTCTTGATGTTCTATAGATTAACATTGCATCTTCAGCCAATACCAATTGTTTCCAAATACGACGAGCCTTTTCTAACATTGATGTACCATAAGGTAATTTTCTATCATCACCAAGTAATCTAAAGTGCGCAATTTCCCAAGTATTAAATTCCATGTCTTTTACTTTCCAATTGAATCTTAATCCTTTGTCGTTTGGATTTGGAGTTGCATTTACGGTTCTTGATTCCATACCCCTCTCTAATCTTTCAATTTCAATATTAGGTAATTGGATACATCCCGTAACACCTTTTTCGGTATCTAATTTAAGGTAAACAAAGTTGTCACCATATTTACAAGTATTTCTAACCCACATAGGTAAGTTAGTATTGATATCTAAGTTGTTAACAAATAAATCAACCAAGATACTTTTAATTCTTTTTGATTCGGAGTAAATTTGTAATAAATAACCATCCTGATTAGGTGTGGTTGATTCTT